CACTAATTTGCATGATTATGGCTATAACCAAAAAATCTGTCGAAGAGAACGCAAAAGATATGTTGCATGAATATGAAAATGAATCAGACGATTCGCTTCATAAAGACATTGCTTCTGCACCAAAGGAAGTAAAGGATAAAGTAAAACTTGGAAAGGAATTACAGAATTTTTTAACTACAAAGAAAAGAAAGTTTAAGAATACAAAGTATCGACGAAAGTACGATGCAATTTTAGGTTATATGGCAGAGAACTTGATTAACACAGAAACATATCAAGCTGCTATGAAATCACAGGCAACCAACATCGCATACTCTTTCGTATACGAGAACGGTTCATATACACAAATCCCAATCCTAGCACGTAACAATGCAAATGATAACGTAACACGAATTCCTACAGCTAAAGAACCTATTGCTTTTGCAAAACTTATGACAGCTGTATCAGTTCTTGCTGGACGTGTTCCAGATGCGACATTTAAATCTGCAGATAAGATTTATGCACGAGCACAATACGAATTATGGAAACATACTTGGGAAGATTCATTAGGAAATGGATTAACTACACTTCGTAACTTTTACCAGAACCAAATCGGCTCAGGTTTCGCTGCTTATCGTGTATACCCACGTAAAGTAGAACACAAATCAAAAGGACAAGAGCGAGTATTGTTTGATGGTATTTACCGACAAGCATTAGATACTTCTCGTGTATGGGTAGGTAACTCAGTTAACCTTTATGACCGATGGTCTTGGGGAGAAGTTATCTATGACATTGACCAAGAGAAAACTAGGTTCCTAGAAAAATATCCAGATGCTAAATATTTTGATTTGGAATATTCTGGAACTGCACAAGAATCAAAAGTAGACGAATCAGTTAAACAAGACTTCATTACCATTCGATATTACGAAGACCCAGTTCGAAACAAATACTGTGTAGCTTGTGGTAACTTCCCAATCTACGAAGGTGAAATGCCAAACGAAGATGGATTTGGACACGTTATCTGGACTAACTGTTTCGTTAAAGATGGAGCTGACCCATATGGAGTTGGTATTGTAGAAATTATGCGAGCAAACACAGAGATGTACGACTACATCATGCGTTTATCAGCTGAACAAGTTGAAGCAGAAATCTCACCATTACTTTTTGGAACAAACACAGGTGTTGGAGAAATGACATATCGTCGTGGACCAAACGTAATCAATCCAAAAGGACAAGGTACAAACATTGACGTTGTTAAAACATCAGGAAATGTACAACAGTCAATTATCTTTGCAGATAAACAAAAACAAGTTATCTCAGAGAACACAGGTATCAACGATATCCTAGCTGGACAAGCCGGAGAAGGAACATTGGGTGCAACTGTTATTCTTAAAGAAGCAGCACTTAACCGACTTACTATTCCTCGAAACAATGTAGTATCATGTCTTGAACTAGATGCTTATATTACAGTTTCATGGATTAAACAAACATATTCAGTTGAGAAAATAATGAAGTTTAGTACTTCTGAAGAACTAAATCAATTCATTCAAAACAACCCAAGTTACTTCGTAGAAGAAGTTGAACGAGAATATGAAGAATCTTCAGGTGAAGATAAAACAGAAACTGAAACAGAAGATGGAGAAGGATTTGCTGACGTAATGCCAGACCAAAAAACAACGTCTATCACAGTATCTGTTTCTAAGAAAGTTCCATTAGGATTTGATTTGAAAATGAATCTTGAAAATCCTGAACTAGATGAAATTGAAGAACTATCAGATAAGTACAATATGCCTTCTGCTAAGTTGATGAAACTTCTAGAAGAACGTGGACACGTTTCTGACTCACTTACAATCGTTGTTGATGGTTCATCAATGTTACTTCCTTCAGAGGAAATTAACAAACAGCGAATGAATGAAATCTTTACAATCATTAACCCAATTGTTATGCAGGCTATTCAAATGAAAGACCAGATGCCAGATATGGCTCGTGCTCTCATTAAATCAGCTGAACGTATTCTTGAGGTTAATAAAGAATCTATTTATGATTGGGTTCCTAAAGACATTGTTGATATGATTCAAAAAGCGGTTGCACAACCACAACCATCAGTAGCTGATATTGCACAGAGTGCAGCACCTGGTACAGCAGAGCAAGGAACTGGAGGCCCTATGGGTTTAACAGGTAAACCACCAACACCAAACCAGATTCCTAACCCAATTGGAGATATGACACAACAATTTAAAAGTGGATTCAATAAAGAAATTGTAAACCCTATGAAAGGCTCAATGAATGCATCAGTTGGACGAGCAGCTAAACCATTTGGAAATAAATAACATCAAACACTATGATTAAAAAACAAACGAACAAAGTATCTGCAAAGAAAGAAGCAAATGATGCAATTAAGAATTTATCAAAAGGTAAAATAGAATCTATAAACAATTCTATTATCTCTGGTAATCGTTCTGAGGTTGCAGACTTTGTAATGCGATTTGCAGCATCTAAAGATTTTAAAAACATGATTGGTCTCCTAGCATCTATCCAAGATAACTCACAGTTCTTACGGAAAGATACAGAGTGGGAGACTCTTTATGGTGTAGGAGTAATTGATGGACAAAGATTGTTAATGCAATCATTTGTAGAAATATGCACACGCGCACTAGAGGGTGATAGAGAGTTCGTCGACAACAGAATCAATCCAATTATTATTAAGTAATTAAATAACACTATGAAAAAAAGAATGGGGCAGATAGCCAAAAGACCAGACTACACAGTTGTTGTAAGATACTCAGATAATGCGATAAAGAATAACTTAATTAAGTTTATATCTAAAAGGGGTGATTCATTTGAGGTTCAACTTGGAGACATGATAAATCTACTCTCTAAATTTGTTTCACAAGAAACATTAGCCCCAACACTTATGGATAATAAGGTTATAAACATGATTAAGGTTCAGCGAGCACTACAGTTTATTCCAAACAAAGATATTAAAGCGGGAGAACTTGTAAATATTCCATTCGAGCATATGATGCCAGTAGAATATGCTATCGCAGAAGAAGCATTGGGTGTTTCAACTATACCAGATAAAATTAAAACAATAAACAGTAAGGCACTACACCAAGCTGCTAAACGTGTTGATGATGGAGTGAAAGAATTTTCACAAGCTACTTACGAATCAATGATTCGAAAATATAGAGAGGAAAACAAGACAGAAGATGACAATCAGGTAGAAACTTAGAATCAGCCTGATTGTAATTATTAACATAGTATCCCATCACTGCTGGGCAACGCAGTGTAACATTGTCCTATGGCAAAAACAACAACAACAAAACAGAATAAAACAGATGAAGAGTTATTGAAAGAAATTGATGCGGCAGCTAGTGTCGGCGTTGATACAGTTAAAGAAGACGATAAAGTATCTACAATTAGTAAAGACTCTCTAGACGAAGCAAATCGAAAACTATACGAATCTTATGGATTGATTACTTCTATTCCTGAGAAAAGAGTTGAGGTTTCAGAATCTAAAGCTCACTTCCTAAATGGTATCGTACCTGCAGGTTTCCATAAAACTTATGGAGAAGAAATTACTGACGTTACAGATGGTCAGGTTGCAGAAATCGTTGAAACATTTAACTCAATATTCAACAAAGAAGATGGTTTCCGATTGTTCTTCAATTACATCGGTAATAACATTCTAACAGTATTACTACCATTGAAGTGGTCACAAAATGACCCAAGTGCAGATGCTCTCTACTTGCAAATCATGAAATGTGATGCTCGTTCTAAGGTTTTACGACCTGGAAACTACAAGCAACAGGTTGAACAATTTGCGAAAAGATTAGCAAAACGACTTAACTATCAAAAAGGTCGGTAGTAAACACTTGACATTCTTGTCAAATGTGTTATAATATTATTAACCATAAATCGCTCATCAGCGTAACAGATGTATTATGGAACAAGAAAACAACCAAGACAATTTCTCTTTTGATGAATTTCTGATTTCAGATGATTCTAAAAAGGAATTTGGGGTCACAGAAACAGTGGAGGTACCTACTGAATCTACAAGTGAACCAATTGACGTAAAAGAAGGCTCGTCACCTTCACAAGAACCTGTAGTAGAAACTATTACAGAACAGGAACCACCAGTTATCTCGCAAGAGACACCAATTGATGGCGCACCTGTGAGAGCTGTTGACGAACCAGACTGGAAATTCAATTATCGAATCGAAATCTGGGAAAAACAACAAGCACTCAAAAACGCCTCATCTGAATCTGAGCGTAAAGAGATTAAGTCAGAAATGACCTCTATACGTAAAGATATGGCTAATCGTGCTCGTGTGGAAACAGACGAATACGACGAACCATCTACTCAACAAAATATTTCAGAATTAGTTCAACAGGAATTAAACCGACGAGAACAAATACAGTCTATTGACAAAGCGGAAGCTGATTTCCTTAAAAGACACCCAGAAGTTAAGAACCCACTCGTTTACGATGAGTTCATTAATTTCGTTGGAGAGAATTTTATTCTTTCAGGTAAATCTTATAATGGAATTACTGCTATCCTAGAAATGGCTCACGAAACGTTATTCCCTAAGAATATTCAAAAGAAGATTCTGGAATCTAAAAAAGTTGAAGAGAAGATGAATGCGGTTGACTTTTCTGGTTCTACCGCATCAGACGATGTACCAAATGAAAAAGTTGAACAGAAGCACCTTGTTGAGGATATCAAAAAGACTTCAGGAAACGATTTTGGATGGGCAATCGACTAATCATGCATTTATTATACTCTTAACAAATTAAACTATGGCATTTACACTCGTAACAGCAGCACATACACGATTTGGAAAGGAACAAGCTAAATCTACTTCACAAGCTATCCTAGACGGACAAGTTTTGGGATATGATGTAACTAACGGTAATGTTATTCCTTTGGATAACACAGCTACTTTTGACGAAGCACTTTTCGTTTCAACAGAAGCTATTACTGCTGGTGCAGCTCTAGCTAAAGTTCACACTTTCAAAATCGGTGAAAATCAGCAATTCATTGCAGATACAGTAAACAACTCAAACTCAGCACATAACGGACAACGAATGATTCTTGGAACTACTGGAGTAACTGTGAACAACACAGGTACAGATTCAGCAGTCGGAGTAGTTCGACAGGTCGGCGTTATTGGAGCGGCTTCTAACAAACAAATCGTTTGCGAATTCGTAACAAAAGAATAACCTTAACTATATTATATTATGATTTACTCTAACGGACTTCTTACCGACTTTAGTCGAATTCTTGACAACCGCGTTAAGAACATCGCTCCTAAAGTTGGTGCAGAACTAACATCTGAATACACAAAGTACATGTTCAAACGTACAAACGCTGAACGTGTAACTACTGATATCGGAATCACAGGTCTTGGAATGGCTAACTTCGTAGCAGACGCTGAAATCTCAGCTGCTGATGCACCTATCCAAGGTTTTGAAAAAAATTACGTACAGCAACACCTTACTCACAAAGTAAAAGTGTCATTCCAAACAATGCACTTCTTGGTTAAAATGAAAGATAAAGCTAAACTTGATAGTGAAGTTGAATCTAAAGTTATGGACCTACAACGAGCATTGGAATCTGCTAAAGAATACTACGCTCAAAACTTCTTGGCGCAAGGATTCAACGCATCTTGGAACTTTACACCTATCTCAGGAGTTTCAGCTACAATTACTACAGTTGACGCAACTACTGCTGACGGTGTAGAATTCTGGTCACAAGCTCACTTACGAGAAGATGGAGGACCAAACTGGACTAACGTTATCGTTGACGGTGCTACACCATCTCCAGTATTCGCTATGTCATCTCTTGAAGCAGCTCACCAATTGCACGCAATCAAAAAAGACGGACGTGGACTACCTTTAGGTTCTACACTTACATCTTTGATTGTAGTAAAAGGTTCAGCTACTGAACAAGTTGCTAAACGAATCAAAGGAACAATCGACTCTGGATACTACCCAGGAACATTCCGAGATACACCTTCAGTACCTTCATTTGAAATCATTTCATTGAAAAACTACGGAGGAAACGCTATGGGACCTCTACAATGGGGAATGCTTGACAATACCATGATTAATAAAAATTATGGTCCTCAATACATTGAATCTCTTCCAAACACTGTAGCTCCTACAATGATTGACCCAGAGAACAAAGACACAATTATGCAAGCTGACACTATCTTCCAAATGGGAGCTACTGATATGCGAACATTTATGTGGAGTAATGGCGATTCGACAACAGTCTAGACTATTACTCCATTGTTTAATCTCTCTTACTTGCACTTCTATATGGAGTGCGGTATAAGGAAGACTTAATCTAATCCTTGTTGAATTATTAATTATTATCAAATTACTTTATGTACGAAACAGAACCAAGAATCAGTTCAGACCAACGTGATGAACTTGCACGAGAAGTTAGCTTCTTAAAAAAACGAATAGATGGATTGAAACTAGATGTTACTAATCTATCAGAGAGTAAAACACTTCTCGAGGCAGAACTTATCGAGAAACGTGCAATAATTAAAGAGATTGAGGAAACAGAAATTGAAAACTTGAGAAAATTGATGAAAGTAATTAAAAATGTAATTAATGAATAACTATGGAATTATTAGAATTTATCAACAGTTACTGGACAATAATAGCCGGTATAATATCGGCTGTCGGAGTATTCTTCTATATGCAGTTTAAACAATCAGATTTCGATGTAAGAATGAAAGAACAGAAAGAGATTCATGATGAAAAGTTCTCTGATGTCAATGCTCGTATATCAGTCAATGAAGTAAAGATTGAAAGTTTGAAAGATAAACTCCAAGAAACAATTAGTATTATTCAACAAGACCTTAGAGAAATAAAGACAATACTTAAAAGAGATAATTAATAAAACTATGGATATTCAACTGCAAATTAAACACAATATTGGAAACACAATCGTAGTACCTAACTCATTGAAGTTATTTGCAAAGACATATTTTTCTAATAACATAGGTGCGGGTGTAACGACACTACCAGTAGATAACACTGCTGATTTTTCTGCTGCACAATTGGGATTACTAGAAAATATTGGAGCTGAGAATGCGGAATTTGTTACCATCTCTGCTGTACCTAGTGCTACATCATTAACTGTTTCAACTACACTATTCCCACACAATCGTGGTGGTGCTATGTTCCTTGCAGAATATAACCAAATTGTTGTAGAGAAAGCTGCTACCGTTGATGGTGTTTATTCAGTGTTTGGTACATTTGGAATCCAGGCTACACAACAATTTACAACACTCGTAGATGCAACTGGATTACGAACAGCTTACTATAAAATTAAACTTAAGAACTCTGTAACAGGTAATGAATCTGATTACACAACACCTGCCTCTGCTTCTGGTTTTGACCCAGATTCTGTTGCTTCATCATTTGACCAAATCAAAAAAATGTTTGGTATCTCAGACGCTGACCAAATCATCACTACAGACTTCTTATTGTCTGCCCTTAACGAAGCACGTAACTTTACTAACGATATGATGGCTAACTTTAAGCAATCATGGCGTGAAGTATTTGAAAAACCAATTCCACTTATCGTAGGTAGAAACTATATTGATTTACCTGATAACTATGACTATCAATATACTAACGGTAAATTACTTTCAGTTCGATTCCCTCGTATTAATGGACTATCACCATATCCATTAAACTATGTTGATAAACGTGAGTGGAACTCTATTGCATACAGTCTTAAATATTCTTACTCAGTTGGAGTAACGCTAAACGGTGCGACTTCAATTATTGTTGAGAATGCTGGGGACTTCCAAACAAATGGAACTATCTTTATCTCTGCTAACACTGTTACAGAAGAAATGCTTCAGGTTACATATACAGGTGTTGATTTGTCTACAAACACACTAACTGGATGTACTGGAATTACTCGAGATATTCCTACAAATACACAAATCTTTGCATTCCCAACGTTTGCACAGGCTTCATACTACACAGTATGGTTTGATGAAACAACACAAAAAGGACGTGTAGTATTTAACCGACCAATACCACGAATGATGAAGGGTCGTAACGTATACATTGACTACTACAAGAAAATGACAGCTATTGACGATATTAACGTAGTTCTAGCTGAACCATACGCACATATCTACCAATACTACATTAAGTATGCAATCAAATATAGAAGAAATAACGACACAAAGTTTGAAACTGACCCAGACGGAAAGAGATTTATAGAACTAATGAAACAATGGATTGATAATCACTACATTGGACAACTACCTAAAATAATTACACGATAACATATGAATCCAACCAGCCCAAACGAAACATCAGCCTTGATACCAAATCCAACAGAAGGAATGATACGTTCTGCCGCTGTCGAGGATTATGTATCGGATGAAGCGTCAGTACAAGAGTCTCTTAATATGCACTTCGACCGCATTGGAGCTACTACTGTACGACCAGGAGTCACAGCCTATACAGCTGCGGCTCTTTCGGCGTTTGCGACTGGTTATCATCAATGGACACAGGCTGGAACATCTAACAGACTATTAATTGCACAAGATGGATTAGCTATTAAGAAACTATCGGGAGGTTCATGGTCTACTATTCATACTAACGTAGTTGCTGGACGTGTACGAAGTTCTCAGATGAACAACACAACCTTCTTCGTTAACGGTAACGCTGGAGACAACCCGGCTTCATATGATGGTACAACCTATACATCAGGTGTTGCATCTTTACCAAAGGGTGACTATATTAACTCAGGATTTGAGAAACGAGTTTGGGTAGGTAATAAGGCATCGGGTAAAGTATTCTATACAGACCAAATTCCCTTCGGAGACCCGGTTACTGGTGGAGCAGAATTTATCTACTTCAACGCAGAGAACGGACAAGCTATGACTGGACTATTCCAAGCGCAGAAAGCATTACTTGTTTTCTATCCAGATAACATCTTCCGTATTTACGGAGCTACATCATCAGACCCATATCCAGCATATTTCGTTGGAACATACTCACAGGAGAGTATTGTAAAAGGAAAAGACGGATTATATTTCCATCACTCATCAGGATTCTATAAGTTCCAATACGATGGACAGCCACAAGAAATTTCTCGTAAGGTAATTGACTTCGTTCAAGCTATTCCACGCTCTGCATACGATAACGTATTCGGATGGACAGATGAAGACCATGTTTACTGGCACGTAGGTAACCTAACAGTAGATGGTATTCCATATAAGAACGTAGTATTTAGATACACAATCTCATCACAAATGTGGACTATCTATTCTTACTTCTCAAAAGAATCATCAACTAAAACATTGACAGCTGCATTTATCTACGATGATGGTTCAAACTTAACTAGAATAGTTGGTGTCAATGATGGTACAACTGCGATAATTAACTCAGGTACGACAGACTTAGGAGACCCAATATTCTACAACAACATCTCTCGTTGGATGAGTATGACAAAAGCACAATCACGATATCAGAACCTTAAGTCAATTGCCGTAACACATATAAACGGTGCTGGTGCAATACTTGAAGCACAGGTAGATAAAGACATTGAAGATAAATGGACATTCATTGGAGACTATGACGAAAAATATGTAACACTATTCCAATCGGTTAACACTAACTTAAATGCGTTCAACAGAGTACGATTCCGAACACGTGGAACATCTACAGGAACAAGTCCAATATTTGGAACAATGGAAATAATTAACTACGAAGACCTAGGAGCATTCTACAACTAATATGAAAACATCTGACCTAAAACTTGATAGATATCTTTATCGAAAAAGTAATACGACATCTGCATATGAACAATTTGATGATGATAAGTTAACAAATGCGATTGAAGCAAATACCAATAGACCAGCAACAGCTGTAGCTCCAGGTACTGTAATACAATCAACAATCTTTCAATCATCTGGTTCTAATGACCGTGTAGAAATATTACCAAACGATACACTTGTTGTTTATAGAGACGGAGTACCAGTTGTATTAATTGACCAAGATGGAATATCAACAACTCGTACAATTGTAAACAAGGGATATCCACAACCTGTAATTATCGGTGCTGGATTCGTAAATGCAGCTGGAACAGCTGGTACAGTATTCCCATCTGGTTGGACAGTAACAAATATAGGTACTGGTCAATATAGAATTACACACAACTTAGGTACTACAGACTACGCAGTAACGCTGACACCACTTGCTGGTACCACACGAGAATTCTCAGTACAGGTACAAGATATCAACTTCTTTGAGACACGGTTTTATAACAACGCAACAACTTCACTAACAGATACAGACCACTCATTCTTACTCTTTACAAATCCGTAATAATGTGGTATACTAACTTTAATTATGTCAACAACACAACAACAATTAGCCCTACTAAAACAAGGCTCAAAGGGAAACGATGTGTCTGCTATTCAGCAGGCTCTTAAAGGTTACGGATTCTACGGTGGAGTAGTTGATGGTTTATTTGGACCAAAGACAGCTGAAGCTGTTAAGAACTTCCAAAACATGACTGGTATCAAGGTAGACTCAATCGTAGGACCACAAACTCGAGGTAAGATAGACCAATGGGGACAAGAACCTCATAACGTTGTACTAAACGACCCAATTGTAAAAGACCTTGCTAAGAATGACCCAGTTGTAGCACGAACACTACAAGCTGCTCAAAATGGTGGTAACCAGGCAAGTCTACTTGCTGGTGTACACTCATTATCAAATAAAGGATACTACTTCGGACCAGATACATGGATTAGTGAAGAAAACATGAAACCTTTCTTCGATATTGCAAAGAAAGAACTAGACCCACAATTCAATGAATCACTTAACTATTACAAAGCAGATTTTTTAGCTGGACTTAATAAAGAAAAAGCTGATTATCAAGATGCTTTACAAAATACACAAGATAAAATATTTAACGATAAATTAGACTTGGATTTAGGTCAAGCACAGACAAATAACATTGACTCTAGTTTAGGAAATAAACAAAGAGACATGTTCCAAGACCAAGGTAACCGAACTCTATCAGGACTTGAAAGAAATACTTCTTACAAGCTATCTGACTTAGCTCGAAACTATGAAAACCAACTAGGTACAAACGATGTTAATCAATTTGATTTTGGAATCTTAAAACCTGGAAGTGTAAGTAATAACGGTAAATATGTAAGTGGAGGGGGTACAAAGAGTGCATATAACCCAATGGGTAATATGCAAGGTACATTACGTCAAAAATACGCATCTCAAGTCGAACAATACGGTAAACAGAAAGCAGGAACTCAATTTGGATTCCCTGTACAATAATATGTCATTAAAAGATAAACTCAAAAATGTAATAGACGGTGCAGCAAATCAAGCCTTCTTCGGTGCAACCCTAGGTATACCTTATGATTTGGCTCCTGGTATCCGAAAGTTACGAAACTTTGTACAAACAAGACAACTACCAAACAATGGTGGTTCTTACCAGTCTCCAACAGTTGGTCCAGCTCCTACAGAAAAACCAAAAGACTTTACTGGTCTTTACGGAACAAATCAAAACTATGAAGGACCTGGTGGATTTAACTATGCTAAACCGCAAATTGAACAACCTTCTTTACAAGATGAACCAACAGGGGTTGACACACCAACAACAGACCTACAATATACAATGGATAAGATTAATGAAACTATTGGTACACAAGATGCAGCCACATTATTCTCACTACGACAACGACTAGCACGAGACCAAGGCTTAGCAGCAGTTGGACAATTACCAACAGATACAGCAGCTGACCCAGTTTTCGATGGTCTAGGTATAACAGATGGAGCACCACGTTACGACTTTGCACAACGTCAAGCTGTTAATAAAGCTACTGCAGATATATATGAACCACAAATCAACGCACTTGATGATTTGATTAAGGCACAGAAAGATACTGATAGTGGCTCTGAACTAAGTTCATCAATGCTTTCAAAAGTTCAAACAATGTCTAACTCATTTGATAAACTTGGAGTTGTTAAAAACTTTAACGCAATATCAGAAGCAAAACAATTCGTTGACTCACTAGGAAACACAACAACAAACCCATCTGATGACCAAGGTCTTATCTATGCGTTTGCTAAAACGATGGACCCAGACTCAGCGGTTCGTGAAGGTGAATATGCTACAGCTCAGAAATATTCACAATCAATGATTAACTCATTTGGTAAAAGTGTTTCTCAGGCATTGAAAGGAACAGGTTTCCTTACACCAGAGGCTCGTGAGAACATGAAGAAGACAATCAACTCTAAGTATAAAGCAAACAAAAGTATTTATGATAATACATACAACGAGTATGCTAGAAAAATAAACAATATAACTGGTAGAAATGATGGTAGTGATTACTTAACTAACTACTCTGGATATTCTAACATCAGTGATACTGAAGAAACATTTGAAGCAAACGGTGCTACTTGGAGATTAAATCCAGATGGCTCTGCTACAGAGGTTTTAGGTAAAGTTGGTGGCGGCACAAAACAAGCCACAAATAGACCACAGAGAAACAATAATCCATTAAACATAAAAGCTAGTAATACTACTATAAAATACCCAGGAGTTGCAGGACTTGATAAAAAACCAGCATCAGATGGAGGACAGTTTCTAGTATTCAAATCTCCACAGGATGGATTTAATGCAGCCAAAACACTTATTCAGTCTGGTGGATATAAAAATCTAACAGTTGACCAAGCATTGCGACGATGGAGTAACAGTGGATATGGTGGAGAAATCGTACCAGGTCTTCGTGGTAAACCAGTCAATAGACTAACACCACAAGAGCTTGATACACTAATTAAAACAATGGCTCATAGAGAAGGATATTTTGCATAAATAAAAACATAACTATATAATTATGGCAACACCAAGAACAATGACACCTGAAGAAGTACAAGCACTACGTAATGGTAGTGGTGTTTCTGGTGTCCCAAGAACATTAACTCCAGAACAGGTTGCTCAGGCACAAGGTAAGCCATATACACCAGCTCTTAAAACAGATACACAGTTTGTTAATCAGGCTGACCAAGATATGTATCAGCAAAAACAGGCAAAATATGATGCAATAAACCAACGGGCACGACAAGACAGGGAAAGTGGTAACGCATATCAAGATATTGGTACTGCTGCATCACGTGGTTTAGAAGGGCGTGTCGCTGAAACAGGAACAGGTTTGCGTAGATTATTTGCAAAAGCAACTAACAGATTAGGGTTCTCAGATAGTCTAGACCCTAATAGTCCTGACTATAATCCTATCTTAGATAGAAAGTCAGCTACATCACAGCTTGCAAAAGAGCAATACTTTAAAGTACCAAAAGGTACCCCTGGTAAAGCTTGGGCAACTGCATATGATGTTACATCTATGGCAGCACCTAGTGCAGCGGCAAGTCTATTACCAAAGGCGTCAGCATTATCAACTGGATTAGGTATGTTATCTGGTGATACAAAGGCTGGTCAAGCGCTTGTAAAAGGAATGAGTGGTGTTGATGTTGCAGAGATGGCTGGATTTGGAGGTAAACTTGCAAGAACGGCCACATCTCTAGCATCTAACTTAACAGGTGGTTTGGCTCAAACAGGTATCAGAGAGGGTGGATTAGATGGAAAAGATTTTGGTGACGTACTAAAAGGTTCATTAATATCACATGGATTATTCGATACACTTCCTGGATTATACAGTGGTGCTAGAAAGTTCTTTAAGCCATCACTATGGGCAAAAGAAGTAATGGATGAAGTTGTTGCAAAATATGACGGTTCTCTAGAAAGGGCATTACAGGAAAGTCCTAGATTACGTGAGGTTATGGAAAAATCTAGTGACTTTATAAATCAATCTACAACAGAAGGGTTTAAGAAATCTAACTTCTCTAAAACGGAGTTTGGACAAAAGGCACAGGCAGCAGCTAACTTACACATTACTACAAACCTATTGTCTGACCTGAAAACTAAATATGGAGGAAAGACTGACTCAGCAACTGCCTATCAAGCAAATCAAGACTACTTGGGCGTGTTATCAAAAATTAGAGATAAGGTTATATCAATGATATCGAGAGCTGTACCCAAGTCAGAAATGACACACTATAGAGATATAATGGATGAGGCATATGATATGTCTTACAAGAAAGGTGATAGGCCAGCAGCTGCTCTTAGGGCAAAAGAGATATTACAGGATATATTAGATAGAAAAGCAAGAGCAAACGGTATTAAAACAGAAAGAGGTAAGTTAAGTATCAAACAAATTACATCACTATTAAAAGAAACTGCTGATGTTGAGTTTGATGAAAACCTTACGTCTGAAGAAAGTCGAGCAGTGGCTACGTTGATGCACAACTTTAGAAAACTTTCTCAAGATGAAGTACATATAGCCGCAGAAAATGCAGGACTTGGAGAACTAGGAGAACAATACAAAATCATTAATGGTGAAATGTTTAATGGTATTAATGCAGAAAAAATACTAGACAATATTTCTAAAAACCCAGCTACCGCAAGTGCGTTTACAAACCACATGTTTGGACTCTTAACGGGTAGTTTGACTGGTAATCCATTATTATATACTCCTGGTAGAATTTTATCTACACTTGCAAATGACTCTCTTTCTGACTTAAGATTTGCAAATATTACAAACAACCCAATACTTGGTGAAATAGGAAAACGTAGAATGAACACTCTTTCAGGAAAACTTGGTAAAGCCTTCGAAAAAGCAAATACTGTAACAAAAAGTACCGCAAAAGAAAGAGGTAAAAGAAAAGCTTCTGATTTATATGGAGAATTCTTTAACCCAACAGCAAGTAAACCAACACCAAAAAAACCAGTCAATACAGACACTAAGAAAAAATTATCAGACATAGTAAAGAATAAGAAGAAATAATATGCAAGGCTCATCATACGCTCCGTTACAATTCTTGCGTTCCCCATGGAACCGAGACGTGTACACAGCAATCGACAATCAAATAGACGGAAGAACTGTCTTGGTATTATATCTAGGTGCAGCTTCAACGTTGCCATCTGAACTACAGAAATATAACGTAGGTTGTATTCTTATCCATAAAGATGAGAAACAAATCTATCTAAACACTGGTAATGATGTAACACCAACATGGAGTTCATTCGGACCAGGAACTAACACACTACCAACACCGTTCGTTGCAGGACAATATTTGACAAATGATGGTGTAGACGCATTCTGGTCATTAATTGACCTTGCTACAGGTGTCACTGGTTTACTAGATTCTGATAATATTGACCTGTCTGACTTGGCAAACAACTCAGACTTCATTGACTTTCTAGTTGCAAACTCATACTTTACAACTTCGTTAGCTAATGATACTAACTTCACAACAACACTAGGAAACAATTCTAACTTCATCAACACACTTACAAGTAATGTGAGCTTCCAAAACGCAGTAAACACTTTCGTTTCTGGTTCAGGAGTATTACAGATTGACCAAACACCAGACAATGGAACATTTGGTCTACTGGCAGGTGATGTAGATGGTGTTAATGATACATTTACAGTATCTCTTGCAGCATATGCATCAGGTAAACTACAGGTATACCTGAACGGTTTAATTCAATTACAAGGAGCTAGTGACGATTATGTTGAGCTTGTACCAGGTTCTGGAACATTCCAATTTAATACACCACCAGCAATTGGTGATATTATTACTGTTGTATATTCTGGTTCAGCTTCTGTTGTAGATAACTACACAGTTAAAGTAACAACTAACGATACAGCACCTAGTTTCTTAGATAATAAGATAAATATTCATTCTTTAGACAGTTCAGTAACAGTTACTAAAACTATTACCAATCCAAGTGGAAATGAAATCATTGATATTGATTTATCTGTAGACACAAGTGGAAGTTCTGGTACAACAATTACAGCAATAGCTGGTGAGGTTATAAATGGTTCTTCAGACCCAAAAGCAGTATTTATAGGAACAAACAATGGTATAGATGATATAAGTAATTTAGAACTAACAGGAACATATGATTTATACGCATCATCAGCAACTGGTATACTGCAAAATTACTTAGCAGGTTCAAAGTACGCATATAAAGTAGATAGTGGTAAAAGTTATAGTATGTTTACAATTAGAAATGTTATTGGTCAAAATACCACCGTACCAATAACTATTGAACTATATAATACAGGGACAGTAGAACCAACTGGTTCACCAATACACACAACAACATCAACTATTCGTAACTTTTCTTCAGGCTCAAGCGACAACGTTATATATTTAAACGATACATTAGATTTTACTCAAACACTCGGTGGAGGAAATAACTACTGGTTAGTAGTAACATTTGGTTCATATTCTGGTACAACACTACAAACATATAGAGGAACAGCTGGTTCACCAAATGAACTGGTTTGGAACGGTTCTGCTTGGGTATCTGCAAGTGGTGGAAACCGTTGCCCAGCAATAGAACTACAATTATTACCAATACTTGGATATGTTTACAATAGTAAAGGAGACGATTCCTTTGGTGATGGTTTTATTAACAATACACCACCTGGATTTGTGTCTGGTAGAAAATGTTTTATGGGATTTGTAAAACAAGATGCGGTAAAAGGAGATACTGTAAATATACATATTGATGGAAAGGTAAACTTCTCAACTGCTATATCAGGAAATGAATCAAAAAATATACAATTAGGAACAACCCTTGGTGCAATATCTACATATGACTTTAACACAACACCTACTAGACTTCGTGTAGGTACAAGAGTTAATACAAATGATGTTGTTATTAACAAAAATTCTACTGTAGCTATTTTTAAAGATGGTCAATATCAATAATTATATGAAAACAAACATAAACAAAAACCAAATAAAATTACCTGGCGGTACAACCGGTCAGGCTTTGGTGAAACTTTCAAATACTGATTATGATTATGATTGGGGTGATGTATCTAGTTCTATATCAACAATTTCACTATACGATGATTTCTTAGTACAAACAAAAATAGCTGTTGTGGCAGATAATGTAGGTTCTCCATTTCCTATTGCAGCAGATAACTTTGGTAGTATTGGGCAATTAGGTTGGTCAGGATTTTCTAATACAAGTGGAGGAGTGATATCAACATTTATTGGTAATGAAACAAATCACCCAGGAGTTATTCAAATTGGAACAAATAGTCAAACATGGATTTCACTAGGGTTTTACGCCCCAAGTGGCGGTGGTACAACATATAACGCTATTGATGATATCATGCGTGATAATTCTGAATATATCGGAATAGTTAGAGCAAGTTCTGCGGTTTCACGATTCATTATTTCTGGTAGTGGAAACGTAGTCCCATATCAAGCATTACCTGACAATTCTATCTACGTAGAATTTGATGGTACAGATGCAGTATTTAGTACAAGTAATGGTGCAACAACACAATCAACAACAGTAATTACAGGATACAGTACATCTACTTATTACAATATAAAATTTGTTGTAAGTGGTTCAAGTGTTAAATGTTATGTAGACGGTACACTACAAGCTACACATTCTACAAATGTTCCAGCATCTGGAACAGATGGAAACCCTGCATTTACAACAGTATCTGGTACAAACCCAGCAATACTTGTTGATTACTTTGGGATGTATATACCTACAATAACACGATAATATATGAAAATAACTCAAAAACTAATCTCTAAACCATCTAAAAGACGGTCAGGAGATAAACTAAAAGGTGTTAAGTTCATTGTAGCACATGATACAGGTAATGACAACTCTACAGCAATGCAGAATGTCAATTACTTTATTACATCTGCAAATGAAATGTCAGCATCAGCTCATACATTTATTGATGATAAGGATATTATAGAATGCGTACCATTAGACGAAAAGGCTTGGCATGTACGATACAATGTTCCAATAGATAATTCAATGTTTGGAGTAGACGCTAATGATTATGCTATTGGTGTAGAGCTTTGTTATTTCTCAAAAGATAAAGAACGCTCACTAAAAGCATACAACAACTATGTCGAATATATCGCAGAAAAAACAATTACATACAACCTTAATCCAAAGAATAAAATCGTTGGACATTATACACTTGACCCAGGAAGAAAAACAGACCCTATTAATGCGTTTAAAACGTTTAATAAGACATGGGAAGACTTCATAAAAGACCTCTCAGAAGCTCGTATACGCCTTTCTGAGCCTGTTAAACCAGTGGAGACAGTAATTGTACCTACAATAAAAAATGAGGTGTGTATAGACAAAAAAGAGATTACAGAAAAAGTAGAGAAAAAACAAGTTTTAGGATTATTCGCACTTATTAAGAAACTATTAGGATTATGACACAAGCAGTAAAGAATCGCTTTAAATCGTTCGCATGGCGAGCAGGAATTATGGTAGCAGTAGCATTGGTAAACTTTACAGTTGCTAATCTATCAGATTTCAGTCTATCACCAGAATTAACAGTATTAGCTGGTTTAATTCTAAGTGAAGTCTCAAAATACCTAAACACAGAAGTTCAGGTAATTGAGAAAAAAGAAAAGACAAAGTAATTTTTGTCAATATTGCAATAAAATAGCAAATATGATACCATATTAAGGTACATGGTTAGTATTTGTACATCACAGACATATCGTTCAGACGGAGCACATACCGTCACTTATGAATAAAAATATATTATTAAAGTTATCTACCTTTCTAATTACGGTTGGAATAGTTATAGTAAATTATACATATGGGACAGCTTACGCTGAATCGCCTAAACTAAGTAACGAGGAATTGTATAATATTGCACTACAACAATGGGTAGATAAAGTTATAGAGAAGGAATCGCAAGGTCGTTGGGATATTGTAATCGTAGACACAAATGGTAAACTTTCTAAAGGTTGTTTACAATTTCAAGATGGAACATGGAAATCATACACTAAAAAGTATGGAATAGATGGTTCACCTTTGAATTGTGATACAGCAAAGAAGGTAGCCATTGCTATGATAAACGATAATCACAACCTTTGGAAATCATGGTATACTACCGTTGTTAAAAAAGGGGTAGGATTACCACCAAAACCTGAGCAATTCCTATAGACGTTTTATTTGAAAGATGCCTTAACAGGCTTTTTTCGTACTTATAGGTACTTTACAAAAGTAAATATCTATGTTATAATATAACTGTAAACTCAAACATTTGCAAATGTTATTAGCGGCGAAAGCCAAACAAGACGATAGTCTTAATTAATTAAATTATATATATGTCAGTAGCACCATTACAATTACTTAAATCAGAATTCAACCCTTTGGTTTATGTAGCGTTGGACAACGCAACAGATAAATTTGTTTCCCTAGCATATTACTACGGAGCAACAACAACTACCCCATCAGACGCATACTTTACAAAAGGAGCACTTTTAGTACATGCGACAGACGGAACAACTTATCAGAACACAGCAGCAGACGGAGCAACTCCTACTTGGGGAATCTTAGGCGGAGGTGGAGGAGGTATCGCTATTGGTGACGCAATCACTGACGCAGACGCAGCATCTATTCTTTATGTAGACGCATCAGGAAATCTTACACAAGATGCAAACTTTACACGGGATTCTTCTGGAAATACATTAATAAGAGCTCAAGATGTAGGAATACAAAATGGAACTATATCAGCTCAAACGGGTCTTGCTGCAATCTCGGCAACAGACGAAACAGATTTTTCATATACTAGATTTAGAACAACACCAACAGTAGCTAGTGGAGTATATTTTGATGGAACATCTTTACAAAATGGATTTAATATTAATTCAAATGGTATTACATTAGGTAACCTATCAGGTGGTAACAACACTAAAATAACTGTAGATGATGTAACACAGCTCGTAACAATTTCAAACGTACCAACATACGCAGATGAATCAACTGCAATAGGTGCAGGATTAACAACTGGACAAGTATATAAATCATACGATGGACAGAATTACTTCTTAGCAATAGTACACT